CCACAGACCAAAAAGTGAACTGCGTGAGCAAGTTATTGCTATTATGTCTCAAATTATCATGAATAATGAATTTGACTTAATTTATAACGCTATGATCAGCTATGTTAGCTGGCGTACACAAGAAAGATTCAGCGGTACAAAATATCGCCAATTCTTTATCTTTCCAATGGTCATTAACGCATTCGAAAATATGTTCATGCGTCCAATTATTTATTATTACCAAAACATGGAATATAGCATGTATAACTCATACTCTTTCCACTCTGACTTCAGAGAACAGAAGATGATTTGGGAATATGCTCAAAATTCTAAAATTGTTATTGGTTTAGACTATTCTCAATATGACTTACATGTAAGTCAAGAAATGATTGCTTACTCTATGTATACAATCAAGAGCTTATTTAGATTAAACTGGTGGCAGTCTGTTATCTTTGATAAGATAATACTATGTCATATCGATTCTTATGTTGTAACGAACTACCAAGGTAGAAGAGTTATCATTCGTAAGCGCAGTGGCGTCTTAAGCGGCAGCGTTTTTACTAATTTTCTTGATACTATTATCAACCAAATTATGCTTGATTACGCCCTACTTGCATTAAATATTGATCCCAAGTCTGTTACGATTAAGGTTAAAGGTGACGATACTTTACTTATTTCAAGCAATACACAGCTACGGCTGAACATGATTGTCAATGTTCTAAGTAAAACATTCGGATCTGTAATTAAACCTGAATCTTGTGAAATCTTCACAAAAGGCGAACCAATATTTTATCTTGGTTACTACTTTACTAATAAGTGGAAGCTTGCTCAATCAACTGATTTACTATTACGTAAACTAGTTGTTTCAGGCAGATTCTTCAGTGAAGATGAAATGCCTCCGCACATTAGAATTATCTCTAAAGCTGTTTCAGTTCTTTCGAACGTAACAAACGGTTTTGAATTGTTCTTCAAATATATATGGCCTAGATTTAAGCTAATATATCCAGACATTCCACTTCCTAAATATTATATAAATTTATCTGAACGTGGAGATGAACAATATATGAGACAAAGAAATGTGTTATTGGACTTAAAATATGGGTGGATGACTAAATAAAGTCATGAAAATAAACGGTGTTTTCTTAAACATATGACCTGCC